ATCACCATAAATAGTTACTTTTTGAAGGTTTGACGCCAATTCCTGTAAATGCTTGCTAACCTGCGGAGTATATATTCCAGTATTGACTAATGCCTGATTTAATCTTAATACTGCCTTTTCCTGTTCACCGGCCTTTGTAGCACAATCTCCAAAAAAATCTATAACTTTCCTTACTCCCTGAATGCCTAAATATGCCCCGACCAATCCTTTAATCTGATTACCTAATTTAGCAAAACTATCATCCATCCCCTTGCTGGCCTTTTCCATTACCCCAAAAGATTGAGTGGTCTGCTTTTCCGCTGACTTTACTCCCTGAACAAAACCAGAAGTTTCCGCATTAAATACTACGGTGTTTGCCATGAGCACGCCCCTTTAATTTATTTAAATCCGCCTTGCCCTTCTCTATCTTCCAACCTTCTATCGTATTCTTAATTATATTGAATAATCTCATTTTTTTATAACTCTGCTTTTCAATTCCGCCATCCCTTAAAAGTGCATTGTGGACAGAACAGAAATTATATAATTCAAGAATACGCAGGTTTCCGATTGTGGTTTTTGGGTATCCTTTAAATTTACATTTATCATATCGTTTGCAATTTATACAGATTATCTTTACTATTAAACAATTTTTACAGTTTAATTTACAGTCAGTGCAGTTATGCTTTTCGTCTGGAAATTCAAGGTCAAACCACACCGACAATTTTAGTTTTTTGACTGCCCTTCCTTTATCTCATTTATATCATTGGCTTTCTTTGCCAATATGCCAAACAACTGCCGTCTTAATCTTCCGACGGTATCAATATTTATATCAATCGGTTTTCCTGTCTTATCTTTTAATGTCCAGCCTTCCGAACCTATTTTCCGCTTTGCTTTTAAAGTCTCATCCCCAACTCTCTCCACTCCATCCAAAGAGAATAAAACCATATATAAATTTCTTTTTTCCATATTCATAGTAAAAAACATCTCGCTGGCATTCTGGCCGTTCTTATCAGTTATCATTCTCATCTCACTAACTCTGGCCAATTCATTTACTAACCCCATTTCTTCAACTGTCAATTCTCTTTGCGTGAAAGTCTCTTCCTTCCCAGCAATATTAATTTTGCTTACTGCATATTCTGTCATTTCGTCAACGAAGCAACTATCAATTTTCATATTCATACGAGTCCCTCCTAATTATGAGTCCCTATAAAAAAGAGGGCAGGGCAGGGGACTCGTCTGCCTTTTCCCTTCCGGTATCCCTCTGGTTTAATTACCAACTATATCCGCTTGTTGCATAATCGTCTTTTATCGTAAAATTAATTGCATCCGTAGAAGTAGAACTAAACGCTTCAAAATCTACATTAACCCGTCTTAAATTAGTATCTCCTATGGCCGCCCCATATCCAGACAAATCACAATTATCCATCCTAATTTTCTGAACATCAGAACCGGAAGTCAATATAAACTCCAAACTTCTCTTTGTCCCGGCCGCTACATCTGTCTCCAACTGTGTAAGCGCAGCGGTATCTTTATCATACACAAAACTGAAAGTCCCTGTCGGCACTACATCAATGGCCAATAATCTTTGACGGCTGGCATTGCCTAATTTATAACTTACATCCTCGCCATCGCTATTTGTTTCAGCTATGGATAAACTTCCACCGGTAATAGGGATTTCTGTATCGGCTTCACTTCCAGCCGCTCCTATTTTCATCGTTACCTCGTTCCGGCTAAAAATATTGTCATCTGTGGCAACCGTCGGAATTGCAACACTCGCCCCATCATTAACATCCGCTCCCTGCAACGCCAATTCCCATGTAGGAAACTCCCCAGAAAAGTCAAAATTTAATCCTGACGGCTTGCACCCAGCGAATGTATAATATTGATTATCCCTATCCATGAATAAAGTATAAGAATCAGTGCTGGTATTTTTCAAAAAGAAATGCGATCCGCCCTCATCCGTGCTTGAAGTCTCAAACATGGTATTTAAAACCCACCCGAATCCATCTATCGGAATCACGCCATTTATTGAGCCTTCACAGGATTTTAACAAGGCTTTCCGTTCATTACTCATTTTATATTTTGTGTTCCGGGCATTCCCTGCATCCGCCCTGCTAACAGTTTCAGTCATGCTCTCATTAGGCCTGACATAAAGCCCCTTTAAATTTGTTACATTCGGAGTATTATAGGCACTTTCCTTTTGTAATCCGATTAACAAATTCTGTCCAATTGCATTTTGCATTTTACCGCCTCCTTTTTAATATGTGGTTAATGCAGTTATCTGTTTGACGAATGTAGAGGTTAAAACAAAACCCCACCGCCATAAATTATCTGTCTTATCTAATAAACTAAAATCACTTATCATGTGCCATTTATAATTAGGATAATCAAATAAAGTTACCCGCTCGCTAACATATTTATCAATAGCATTAAATATTAAAGTCCCTTCATCGTTCCCGTTGTTTGCCTGAACAGAAAATATATAAATATAGGCCGGGTATCTGAAAGTATATTGATATAAATGTGATCTCCCGGCTGTCTCCAAAAATTCCTTTGTTATGTCTTTATTCTCCAAATACAACCCGCTCCGCTGTGTTCTCAATGGTGGCTCTGTTCTCTGGCAGTATTTTAATGGCGATAAAGAACCATCGCTTATCCCGCAATTAAACATATATTCCAATAACTTGTCAATATCGGTAAAAGGATTTCCTGTATTAAACTCTGCCGGACCCCAATAACTCATTTATTTCCCCATGTAATCATGTTTTGAGCGTCTGATATTTGTGTCAATTTCTCTTGAAACTACATTTCCCTCTGTGATATACAACCATTTTTTAATATCTTTACTGAACTCAATCATCATCTTTTTAGGTATCTTCATAAATTCCCGTTTTGGCATTATATCATCTCCGGAGTCATGCCTGTTACCGTATGGTATGCCTTCGGGAACAAAACCAAACTCCCATTTTTTGGGATACGCCAGATTAATAGTATTTTCACTTAAAGAAGTCAACGCCCGCCTTAATCTTAATTTTAATTCTAATATACCCCTATTCGGATAATGTTTCATTTTCCATGCTAAATATTTAGCACTTAATGGAGTCCATGTCCCTTGCCCGTCTTTCCAGACTTCTCTGAAATTCATAAACATTGTTGGCAATAAATATTCCCATAATGGTCTTAAATCCTGAATAGTAGAATTTAAAGCCCTAAAAATATTATCCAAAGCCGCAAACTGCTTATTATTCCATTTAATACTAACTTTAAAAAACCCTCTTTCCATTATATCCTGTCCCCGTCACTTTCATTATCCAGAACATCATCATTGAACTGACTATTGCCCTGATTAATACCAATTCCGTCAAATATGGCTGTCCTCGTTGGAGTATAAGGCCGTGCAGTCTGAACTAATGACTCCCCGATTAATGCCATTTCTTTATTATTAATCAAATCAATCATCTCGTCGCTTTTCTTTTGCCAATCACTTACAGCAACCGGCCTGTCTTTGGCACTTCCCCTTGATAGACTATCGTATAAAACATACGCCGTCCGGTAAACAGTTAAATTCCGCATAAATTTCTCAACAACCGAATTAGTGCAGGCCAATGGAGTCCCGACAGAATAAATCATGCCGTTTATATCCGATTCAGCCATATCAATAAAAAAATCTAAATCCGTGCTATTAAGATCATCAGTGCTTGCATCTCCCAATCTAATAATATCTTTGGCTGTTCTTAAAAATGTTTTGACATCAGTTGAGGTAGCATAATCGCCCATTATTATCCCTCTGTTTTAGTGTTGTCTTTATAGTCCTTCAATACTTCCGGACTTTCACAAGTTATAGTATTATCCATAATTAAAAGAAGCAGGGGAGTCCCTCCCTGATTCTTATTTGTTTTAGGTTAACACGTCATAGCCAACATATCCAGCACCAATGCAAATGTCTTCGTAGGCATTACCCAGATAAGAAACCATGATATATTCACCCTCTGGATCGTTATTAACCCAACGGGAAATTTTGTATCCGTTGGCTCTGCCATTACCGGTAACTACCGGCTGGAAACCAAGGCATAATTGGTCTATGCCCGGCTGTCCCGGAGTAATATATGCCAAGAATACTGCCTTTGTCGCCCATATTCTGGCTAATGACTCCGACTGCCCTAAATTGGCTGAATTTTTATTAGAGCCCGGGATTAATACCCTCATATTCCACATGGTGGGAGGTAAATCACCGTTTACCAATAAATTATCCTGCGTGTATTTAATTAATTCACGCACAGTAGAATCACGCTTGACCACTTTTGCAACTGCCGGTGGTATCACTATGGTATTCGGCTCTTTACCGCATTCTGCGGCCATGGCCTCTTTCCAAGTGTCAATGTTTTTTTCAATTACTATGGTGCCTGACGAAGCATCCCATTTTACGGAAGGGGTATCGGCATGTCCTGAAAAAGCACCGGAATAATCCACGCAATGTGCCTGCGTTTCTACTTCCAACGCCACGCCAAGCTGTCCCATTAACCGCTTCGTATAATACTGCCTGATGTCTCCGGCCTGATTCCAATTGTCCATCATTCTCTGGGTAATTAGAAACTTTACCTTTTTCTCAACAGTTTTGTATGTTCCAGTAGTAGAACTAAAAACCCCTTCTTTGGCAGCATCTCTGTCGCCAGCATTAAGGTTTAAATTGGCATTCATATCTTCCGAGTTGTAGATTGTATATTTATCTGACTCGTGTTTTACAGGCAACGGCTTATAAATCTGATCGTGTATAAAATCAGATTGTTCTGATGTCTTGCCTGCAAAGGTAGTGAGTAGATTATCATTATGGACTTGTGAACTGCTATTCATTTAAATTTCACCTCCTAAAAACTGATTAAGTTGTTTCTAAATAAGTTTTGGTTATTCTTACAGGAACTAAATCATCGGTATTCCCGGAACTCATAAAATCGCCAATACAATAGTTTCCATCTGCTCCGGTTTTGCCTTTACCGGCTGTATCTGACGAACATTGTTCTCCGGCAACTACCACTTCTCCGGCTTTAACAAATTCAATACCGCCCGTAGTTATGGTCAAATACTCATCAGTGTTTCCACCAAATTGAGTAATGCCAACCATATCCGTATCGGTATCAAAAGCAGTTATACTGCATTTTGCTTTGTCGGACGAATTGAACTTCACAATAATATTCGCTCCAATAACCTCTGCGGCTTTCAGAGTAATACTATCTAATGGATTTCTGCCTATTACTGACATTGTAATTCACCTCCGTTTTTATTCGTAATGAGCCTTCTGCTCATTTTCAAGGTTTAAAACTTCCTGATATTTTTTCTGGAACTCCGGTAAATTCATGGCATCCATGAAAGATATTTTATTATCAACAGCATGTTTCTCTATTGATAAAGTCAATTCCTTCATTTCGCGGCTTTCACCCTTAGCCAATTCCTTTACCTCTGGCTTTTCATCTTTTTTAGAGTCGCCTGTTTCGGTCTTTAAATTTACCAACCCTGTTTCCTTAATTGATTTCAGAATATTAAACACTGCCTGCTTTTTGTCATCAATCAAAGCATCAATGGTCTGGTCGGCCTTTAACTCTATTTTTTCGGACTTAAAGAAATTACTAATTAATTCCTCGCTCGCTTTTGAAAAAGTAACCTCTTTCTCTTTGATGGCTTTTAGGTCAATCATAATTTTATCGGCCTTTACCTTTCTATCCTCGTCTGCCTTAATTTCGGCCTTTAAATTATCAACCGCCTCTTTTTTAGCCTGCTCAATTTTCAGATTTAATTCTTCCTGAGTCAATTCCAACTTATTCATTACTTTCACCTCCTTAATTATGTTATTATTCAAATATACGGCCACAATATGGCTTGTCTTATCCGGATTATCATAACAAATCATATCATTGCCGATGGCATTTAAACCAATAAAATTCTCCTGTGGCTGAATAACTGCACTCTCTCCCAATGCCACATGTTCTAAATATAAATTATACTCTTTCCCGTCTGTATTAACAAAGCCTTTCTCTATTCCGGGTGAGCATAATGTAATTATACCCTTTTTAATCTTATCAATTATTCCGGCCTCCCTGATATTCATAATAGCATATAATTTATTTCCGTCAAAGTCTATATTCTCAATCTCACCAACATTGTTTTCAGTATCCCGATTAACAAAATGACTCAATGTGATATATACCTTCCGGCCGATTAACTTAAAGTTGTTTGTTAAGTCTTTTAAATTTTCTTTGGTGAACTCAACCGCCTTTTTGGTTACCGGATGTATCCACTTGCCAACCCTTAAAATTTCCTTTTTAAACCGGCCTGTTTCATTCCCTGATTCGTCTTTTAAACAAATACACTCTCCGCCAATATAACTCATATTCTCTTTTTCCTTCTCTTCCCACTTATCCCCAACCTTCTTAAAGGCCTTTTTAAACTGACCAATAGCCACGCCCATAGCACTCTGAATATCTCCTTTTTGTTCGGCTTCCTTCAATGCGTCATAATGCTTGGCTATCCAATTAATCTGCCCTAATGTCAATTCTGCGTCATCAAGTTTCCTGATATTGGCCGGAGCATCACTGATTTTATCATACGGCATTTATTTACCTCCTTCTAAAAACTTTTTAGGATTTTTAATAAATTCTCTTTTTTCTGCATAAGTCAATTTATTCCATAAGGCCATATCTATCCCGAATATCTTGGTTAAATTGTTCTTTCTGGCCGTTTCCTCTAAACTTTTAATATGAATAGTCATTATATCATCTGCCTCATCTATATCCATTTTAACCGGAGCCGGTGCCGGAGCAACCGCCCTAAAAGACCCTGCGTTAACCATATCATAGGCATTGATTCCCATAATCTCGGCCAATAATTCATCTGGTATCTGAACATTATCCGGCTTGCTAATCTCCGGGTCAACTTCATCAGTTATAAATCCCCATGAACCCCTGCAACCGTCATGAAACAATTCAACATTGGTGATCGGGTCGTTTATATCAAATATCTTGCCATTCAGATCTGCACATAAATCACAAATCCGGGTATCATCAACCTCTAACCTGATACAGGATACAACCCGTCCCATCCCAGCCGGAGGCATTTCCACCGCAAAATTATAATCCACTATATCAGACTGTCTGGACAAAACCGCTGACTGCATTCCACCTCGCTTGATTTAATATTTCAATTCCATTGTTCCTTATTGACTGTTCTAACCTTGTATCTTTTAATTCCTTAAACTTTAAATCTATCATTCCCAGAATATCCTCAAAGGGCTTTTCTTGGTTTTCACTGATAATCTTTTTAATGTTTGATTTATAAAAATGTTCTAAATTATCGGCCACCATTTCAGTCTTGAAGTTTAACCACTGTCTGTATTTTAAAGGAATATCCCTCTTGATCTGACGGCCATTGTCTCCCATTTCCTCTTTAATTGTATCAATCCCCAATTCATAAACATTATAATTAAATTTGCTGATGGCGTCCTTGTATTTCCCCATGAATGGTATTTTTAAATCACTTATTGTCTTAAAATTAAGATTATCCTTTAACTCTGTTTTAATTGTATTCATTAATCGGTCGGTCTGCTCATTAAATATACTTCCGACAAAGTCTATATTTTTATCTTCTATCTCAACCAACCGCTTCATTCTTTTATCATCATTCTTTAATGCTTTGTCAAATATCTTTTTCCGTTCTTCTTTGATATTCTTTAAATCAATATGTTTGTGTTCGTTTTTAAATTTCATTTCCTCCAATTCTTCCGGCTCTTCCTTCGGTTTATCTTCCATTGGTATCCCGAATATTTTACTTAATTGTTTCACGCTTACCCGCTTGGTGTCTGAATCAAAAGTGCCCAGCTTTACCATATCTGTAATAATACCTTTTAAAATATCTACCTTCCAGGGCTCAATGCCTGCATATCCTATACGGGGCAATTTAATCCCTGACCCATAGTTATATCTTACAATTAAAGGCACTATATACTTGTTTAAATCATTAATAAAATATCTGGCCTCAATAGTTAAACTCTGCCTGAATGTATCCCCATGTTCCTGACCAATGGCCATGCTTCCAACATCATCCTGCGTCAATGCCCGGTCCGTAATACCTAACCCATGCAATTTCTGTATTCTCAAATCCTTTTTCCATAAATCAAAGGCATCCCCAGCCTGCCCTTTATCTTCTAAAAAGTAAACTTTCCATTTGTTTTCTTTGGTATCTTTATCCATCTGGTAAGGTATCAGAACATAAGGAGTGTCCATATAATTTTTAGCAATATTCTCGGCCGCTGTCTGGTTTTCGTCTGTATCTCCCGGGAGTAGTTTTGAACCATCATCCTTAATAGTCTGCGGAGGGTATTCAACCACAAATCCCGAACCTGCCCGCTTCTCATAATACCGCTGTTTTAATTGTTCCTGAACCTCATCTTTATACCATCCACCAAAGCAAGGCCTTAATCTGGCTGTCCCGTTATAATCAAGGTATTTTCTATCCCGGACCGCCACAAACCCTTTATCTAACTCCAATTCATGCGTCCCGGAATTATCCCTGACTATTATTTTTGCTAATTCCCCATCCTTTAATTGATACTCAACATTATTCTGGTCTATGGGTTTAAAGCCTTTTATAACTATGGCATTAGTAATAACTTTATGGACCTCCTCCCCATTTTCCTCATAGTCCAGATTAATATCCTGCTGATCATAAATTATCTCATGCGGGGCATTACCATAAACTAATGTTCCATTAAAAGTGCTGCTTAATAAACTATCCCAAAACATAGACAGGTTTTCTAATACAAAATTATCCAATTCAATATTACCCGAACTCTCCTCAATTATCGGTCTTAATGTCAACAAAGGAACTTTAATAAATGTTAATCCGAAACTTAAATCCGGGTCATATTGCATTTTACGGTATTGGTCAACGGTCGGCTGGTCTCGGTCATACTCACCTATGTATGAAATATCCGGAGTATATGTAAAAACCTTTTTAGCATAATTGTTTCTACTTATGTCCACCGGCTCGTTTTGTTTTTCATTCTGTAAATATATCTTCCGCTCTTTCTTATTATTAACTCCTAACTTAAACTTTCCTAATGCTAAATTAAAATTTATTGGCATTTATTAAGCTCCTTCTTTCATTTAGTTTTATCCTGACTGCATGATTAACCGTTTCTGTCCTTATGCCTAACTCGCACAACCAAAGACTCATTACCATATCGTCATGTTTTTCAAATCCGAATGCGTTTAATTCTGTAATTAACTCGTCAATAGTTTCCTTTTCAATATCGTTTTTATATGGTAGAATTATCCGCTTGTTTTCAAACAATGCAGACAGACTTGGAACTCCCTCGTATAAATCCATCTTTTGCCGGCCAGTAGTACTAGGAAAGATATTAGGATAGTATTTAACCAACTCTTGAAAGTAAATGTCCTGAAACACATTGTTTTCAACTGTAACCCTATTAGGTTTGTATATATCTATAAGCTCAAACATTTTCTTAATGTTCTGATCAAACGTCCGGCCCCTATCCCTAAATATATATAAAACCTTTCTGATATTATCCGGTAGTAATTCTATAACAGTAAAAACATTATAATCACTATCAAAAGTCTTTGCCTTATCTTTATCACTCTGAACAGCAAAATCACAACCGATATATATATTCCCGGTCTTTTGCTCAAACTCATATAATTCGCTCTTGCACTGCTCTAAATAATTAATTGGGAATATAGTGTTTTCGTTATCATAAACCCTGCACCGGTAATTTTGATTAAAGGCATAAGTGCCAATCTCGTTTTTTCTCTGCATTAACCTATCCCAGCTCCATAATCCCGGCCATAGTGAAGTTTTGTCCTGTTCACTCACTATGCTGTCATATATCAGACAATGATATTCCTTATTTTTATTCAATTCCTGCAATAAATCCTGATTATGTCTGGGAGTGCCAACCATAGTGCAATATCCGCCCGGATGTAGTATATTAATTAAGTCATTAAAAAACCAATATTTAAGTTTCCGCCGCTGATCCTCTGTATATGTATTTTCCTGATTAAGAATGTCATCACAGATCAACCTATCCGCCCTAAACCCTAAAAATTCCGCTCCGGCCGGGATACTCATTAAATCCACCTCAACCCCTTCTATTTCTGTCAATAATTCCCGCTCATTCTCAATTATAACTTTAATATCAAAATCCCTTATAAGTAATTGATTAGAAACAAATTGTTTCCTTATCCATCTATGGTTTTTCCTGCTTAATCCCGGGTTCTTTGATGTA